TATACAAACATTTTAAGGTTTGTGGCTCCACCAAAAGCAGCCCAGTTAGCAGCTTGGAAAGGGTAAGCAGTAATAGTTGAAAGCAAACCGTTAGCAGCATTGCTACTTAATCCAACTACACCTTTTATTGTAAGCCCTGTAGTAGGGTCCATTACAACAATAGTATCATTTGGAAAAATTGCATTTGTAACTGTAGTTGTACCACCAGTTACAAAAGTAAGAGTAGTAGCAGTAGCTTGAGTAACATTACTATACGCAACGTGTAATCTATTTTGTTCCGACCAAATTACTTGATCAGACGACATTGGCATTTCAGCGCCAACCATACGTAAGAAACCGTTTAAAGTTCTATTTCCGTATCTTTCTACCTCAGCTTCGTAAACCTCAGGTAAATACTGTTGTGCAAAATCATTTGCACCAGCGTTAAATGCTAGATAGTTATTAGCTAGCAATAATTGCGTTTGAGAAGGTACTATACTTCCAAACACAGGAGAAACTTGTCCCATAATTAATTGTTTTTGTTTTTAGTTAAATTTTCTTGTTTTAATCTTTAATTTAGAAGAGTCAAGACCACTAATAGCTTTAACCTTTAATCCTCCAACAAAAACATCAGTATTAGGAGTTGTCCTAACATCTTCTGTTATGTTTTTAGATTTAGCAACAATATCTTTAGTAGCATCGGATTTTCCTTGCTCATAAAAATGTTGTGCAATTTGATCAACGTTTTCAGCAGCGTACATAGCTTTGTGATAACCTTTAACATCCTTTACATTACCTTTATCATCTAAGAACTTCTTAATTGTGTTTGTAATATTCGATTGTTTAGTTGCAACTTCACTAGGATTTTTAACCCCATACCTAAATTTCTTTTCTCCTACTTCGATGTCAAAACCTTTGAAATCTTTAGAGAAATAATCTTTAGTGTTAGATTTAAAATCTTCATGTTGTTGTTGAGCTGTGTTTTGCTCTTCATTGTAACGGTTGAAAAAGTCTGTAGCTTTTTGTTGGTCTTGAGTGGTACCAGGTCTCAACTTGATTTCCTCGTAGTATTTACTCTTTAAACCTTCTAAATGCCCTTTGGCTTTTGCAACCTCTTCTTTATACGCAAGTTTCTTTTTACGAATCTCACGTTCCTCGTCCACTTCTTCATCAAATGAAAAATTATCTTCAATCATGAAGTTAATTTCACTTGAATCCAAGTGTGATTTGGCTTGTTTGTAATACTCTCTTAATAAAGTATCATTATCTATATTAGAATAATCTGCACTTAACCTTACATAATCTTCTAATGTTCCACCTGTTTCTTTCATAAAGTCTACGACTTTTTCAATGTTTTCAGGTAGTTGAGCTACTTCTCTTGCCTCTTCAGGAGTTGGAGCAATAACTTTTTGTTCTAGTTTTTCACCTATTTGTTGTATTTCTTCTTCAACAACTTCTTCAATAGGTTTTACTTCTTCTTCTTTAACTTCAGAAATCGGGCCGGGCTCTGGTACTCGTTCGTCCACTTTAGGGCTATCTCCGGTTTGTTTGCCCACAACCACTTCCTCTGTTTTTCCGACTTGAATGGCATCTGTTTCTTTTTTAGGTTCCTCTTGTTTTTTTGATAAATCGACTTTAATAATATCGTCTTTTACCAATTGTTTTGGTTTACGTTTAATTTTAAACGTACCTTCTTGTTGCACTGTTTCTGACATAATATAATATAATATAAATTAATAAAAATTCTTATTGTGGACCAAATTGATCTAGTCCAAAGCCACCTAAATTATCATTTCCAGCCGATTCGAAATCTGTTGGCAATAAGTCATTTTGGCGCTGTTCAATCATTTTTGATTGTTGTGTAGCTTGTATTTTAGTTCTTTTATCTTTTCGATCTTCTATTTCACCTTCTTTTTGCTGTTTAGCTTGACCTTCCATTTGAGCTAACTGCAACTTGTACTGAAACTCCTCAGCCATTAATTGTTTTTTGATTCCAGCTTCTTGCTCCATTCTTTGTATTTCAAATTGAGATTTAGCTTGTTCAATCTGTATCTGTGTTTGTGCTAAAGCCTCTTGTTTTTGAACCTCTTGCATAGCAGCAGCTTCACTGGATTGTTGTTGAGCTTGTGCTTGAACTTTAACCATTTGCTGTTGTTGAGCTTGATCCTTAGCTTCTTTTTGTAATCTTCTATATTTTAAAACTTGATTAGCTAATTTAATATTATTAATCTGCCTAACATCAATAGCGTCTTCTAAGTATATTTGATTTTGCTGTAAAGCCATTTGAATATTAGCTTCAAGTTGTGCTTTTTCTTCTTCATCAGGCTCTAATTCTAAATAAATACCAAAATCATATAAATGTAAACCTGCAATTTCTTCTAAATTTCCAACATTAGCTTTTGAAATACTTTGTATTAAAGACTGCCTAGTTAAAGGGAATTGTAACATGTCTGCAATTCTTAAACTAATATTTTCGCAAATTCTAACTGTTAAATACAAACTAGCATCTAATATATGTTTAGTAGCTATATTTGATGCGTTAGCCGCCATTTTTTGTAAACCAACTAAAGCATTAGGATCTGGTTGACTACCATCTCTAGCTTCGTTAAGACCAGTTACATCTCTTATCATTTGTAAGTAATACTGATAAGTATTTATTAACGATGCTATTTTACCGTTAGCACTTGATGATTGTAATTCTTGAATAGGCACTTTACCTCTATTAGGATCACCGTCTTGAGTTAAAGATCTACCAACTATAGATCCAGTTTGAAAATACATATTCAACGCCTCTTGTGGATTATAATTAGTACCATTACCTAAATCAACCTCAGCTAAACCATCAACGTCAACAAATACACCATCTGGAACCATACGTTGTATTACTTGCTGTAATTTTAACGATGTCAATTGTATCATATCAGCAAAACCAGTTATACGACTGACTAAAGACTCCATACGTCCTTGGTAAAGATTAGGTGCACATATAGTGTAACTCATGTTAACTTTAGTGGTATTTGAAAATGGTCTAGTCATGTTTTCAGCTAAATTCCATTCCAGCATTTGAGGCACGCCCATTACTTTAGCACCGCTAAATAATACTTCTATAGTTCTTGATACTCTATTGAAATTATCACTTTGTGGAGGATTAAAAGTATCCGGTTTTTGTAAAGTTTTTTCTAAACCACTTTCTGTTCTTTTTATTTTAAAAACTTGATCTATAAAAGTTTTATATTCAAAAAATAATATTTGAACTAAATCGTTGTCATAATTAGGATTAGCTATATAACCATCACGACCAGGGTATCTAACCATTTTTTGAAGTTCATCATCAGTTAGATACGACCATTGCTTTTTTATTTCTGCTAAAGTTAAAGATTTTATTTCTCCAACATAATATATATCTTCAAAATTAGGATCATTTGTATAAGAGTAAACCAAATTAGCAGGATCAACATAGTCAACTACTACACCCTCTGACTTGTTAAATGTTGTTTTCATCGCTCCAATACCTAAAGTTACAACATCTTCAGTTACTCTTTTATTTACTAAATCAAACTTATTAAAAGCTAATGTATTATTTATAACTTCTTCTTCTGCAATTTCTATAGACTGCTTATAGTTTAATTGCATGTGAATTTCTAATTCTTCTTTAGATTGAGGTAAATTTTCTGGATCACTAGAATTGTATAAATTCATGCCAGTCTGTTGTTGTATCTGAGCTAGATATTGCTTAGTTTGCATATCTCTATAGATACCATTTACATAATTAGTTCTCTGTTGAGCTGAAAAAGGATCTTGAGCATAAGCTTTTAAATCGTATTTTTTAGCTGCTATACCATTAACAACTATGTCTACAAACTTAGGTATAATAGGTACTGGCTTCCAGTCTAAATTTAAATAAGACAAATCACCATTAATAGATAATTCATCTTTATATTTTTGAACATTCTGCTCTCCACGAGCGTATAATCTAAGATTATGAAAGTTTTGATAACCTGTGTTCCATCTACTACCATTAACTCTTCCTCCTCTAAACCATTCGTATTCAATAGCTTGCCCAACTTTCAAACCATATTCTAATGTTCTCTTTTCGCCCTCAGATACCATCTGACTTGGAAACGCACTATTAATACCAGTGTTTAATTTCATCTATTAATTATTTTTGATTCACCGCCTCTATTATCATATTTTGAAAATTTTAAGTTCAAAGGTTCTTTCACTGTTTCAG